GATCAAGGCACGCGATGACGAGGCCATGAAGGCCAAAGCAGCGACTGACCATGAACAGCTGATCAAAGCGCACCGTGACCGCGTGGACGCATTCAAAGGAAAGACACCGGATTACGAGGAAACGATTGAGGCCGTGGGCGACATGCCCATGAGTCTTACGCTCCAAGAAATCCTGGTCACTTCTGAGAACGGTCCAGAGCTGATCTATGAGCTGGCGAAAGACCCTAAAGAGTTTGAGCGCGTGGCTCGACTCGGTCCTGTCGCTGTCGCCATCGAGATCGGAAAGCTACTCGGCAAAGTCACCGCCGCTGCCTCACCGGAAAAGAAACCAGAACCTAAAAAACTAACCAACGCACCGAAACCCATCGAACCCGTAGGCGGAAGCAAGGCCAAGGTCGCAAAGTCGATCTCTGACCCTTCACTCTCGCAAGCGGAATACGAACGGATTAGGCGCGAACAGATGCGCGCACAAGCATAGCGCTTGAGCCGCCAAAGGAGACAAGATGTCTAACTCGTTGCTTACCGACTCGATCATTGTGAAAGAGTCACTCATGGAGCTGAAGAATCAGCTCGGATTCACCAAACACGTTAACCGCCAGTATGATGACCGCTTTGCACAAGAGGGCGCAAAGATTGGCGACACGATCAACATTCGCAAACCGTCTCGCTACTCCGTCACCGACGGCGCAGTGTTGAACATTCAGGACTCGCAAGATGTCAGCGTTGCTCTGCAGCTCGACACTCAGAGACACGTCGGCATGGCGTTCTCCAGCAAGGATCTTTCCTTGTCGGTGGACTCCTTCCGCGAGCGTTATATCAAACCCGCTATCACCTCACTCGCCAACGACCTGGATTACACCGGCTACAACGCCATGTACAAGCAGGTATGGAACGCAGTCGGTGTTCCAAGCGCCTCTGCATTACCATCCACTCTGAAGGGTTTCACACAGGCCAAGGCCAAGATCGCTCACTCGGGCGGTCCTCTCGACGATCTCGTTGCGATCATTGATCCGGACGTTGAAGCGTCCATGACTGAAGGCTTGAAGTCTCTCTTCCAGTCTTCTGAGCAGATCAAAAAACAGTATGAAAAGGGCGTCATGGGCCTGGCTGCTGGATCTAAGTTCGTCATGAGCCAGAACGTGAAAAAGCACACGATTGGCGCAGTGGACGGATCTCCGCAAGTGAAGACTTCCATCACCGCGCAGGGAACGACCTCTGTGGTGATTGATACCATCACGACCGCTTCGATCACTGGCGCATACAAGGCTGGCGACGTTGTCACGTTCGGATCTGTGTACGCTGTCAACCCGCAGACCAAACAGTCGACTGGCCAGCTCATGCAGTTCGTTGTCCAGGCTGATGCAAACGCATCCAGCAATGAAGCAACGATCTCCGTGTTGCCTGCCATGTACACGACTGGCGCAAACCAGAACATCGACGCATTCCCGCTCGATAACGCTCTTGTGAAGGTGTTCGGCGGAACCGCCAGCGCTTACTCCAGTGTCGTTGCTCCGCAGAACCTCGTGTTCTCGCGCGATGCCTTCGCTCTGGGTTGTGCTGACCTGATCTTGCCGAAGGGCATGCACATGGCAGCTCGGGCCTCTGACCCGGATAGCGGTCTCTCGATCCGCTTGGTCTCTGGCTACGATATCGTCAACGACCGCATGAACTCCCGCTTGGACATCTTGTTCGGCTGGAAGTGCCTGTACGCGGACTTCGCTTGTCGCGTCGTTGGTCAACCCGCTTAACGAAAGTTGAGGGCTGCTCAGTAGTAATACTGAGTCTGCTGGGCGGCCCTCTCCAACTAAGGAGAAAATAAAATGAATACCGCTACTGATTCACTCGAAACAAACACCGTCAAAACCGCCAGCGGACACGCTGTCGGTCAGTCGTCCAGCGATCTCGTTGGCTTCTGGGGAGCAACGCCCGTTGACCAGCCTGCAAGCCTGACTGCTCAGCTCACCACGATCTCGGTCGCAGATGCCACGGGCACTCCTGACTATGCAATCGCCGCAGTTACCTCGACTAGCCCGTGGGGGTTTTCCGCTGCTGCAGAAGCGATTTCGCTCCTCTATGTGATCAAGAACCTCCAGACCCGATTGGCTGAAGTCGAAGCACGTCTTGAAGAAGCCGGACTCATCGCTTCTAACTAAGGGGTAGATCAATGAAAATCTCGGTCAACATTCCGACTTATGACGGCAAGCTTCAGATGCAGTCTGTGGCGTGTTTGTTGACCGAGGTTTCCATTGCGAACATGATGGGAGATTTGATCAACGTAAACTTTCTACCGGCATGTACGAATCTCGCATACGGTAGAAACCAGTTGGTTAAGGAGTTCTTGGCTTCTGACAATGAACGCCTCGTATTCCTAGACGCCGACGTGACATTTGAGCCTGGGTCACTCCTTCGGATTGCAAAGCACCCGGTAGATTTCGTTGGCGGGGCATACAGACTAAAGACGCAAGAAGAACGATACCCCGTGGCGTTTTTCGATAAAGACATTTGGGACTCGAAGAATAGGCTTCTGCGCGTGAGTATGGTCCCTACTGGGTTTCTCTCGTTGTCTCGCGAAGCTTTTACCCGGTTTCGGGAGATGTACCCTAACCGTGGGTATAAGTTCTACGAGCACGAACTGTATGCCTACTTTCAGATCCCGTTTGACAACGGATCGCTATATTCCGAAGACGCCTATTTTTGCAAAGAGTGGCGTGAAAAAGGGGGGGAAATATATCTCGACCCCGACCACAAGCTAACGCATTGGAACGGAAACATTCCATACACCGGACACATCGGCGATTGGTTTAGAAAGCGCGCTCGCCAGAATGAACTTAAGGAGCCTGCCGCATGAGCAATTGGCCGCGCATCCGGTACCACGCTGAAAAGTGCCTAGAGGGTAGAATCGTGCGCTCGGAAGCTGAGAACAAGTCACTCGGTCGTGGATGGGTTGAGTCTCAGAGCGAGTGCTTACTGCCCGTAGAAGTTCCAGCGCCCGCTCTGCCTGTTGCGATCATTCCGGAAGAGCCTATCGCTCTGAGCTTTTGGGCGCGAATCAAACTCTGGTGGAAGGGTAACAAATGACTGGACGCGAACTCGTTACCGCATCACTCAAGAAGATTGGCGCTATTGCTCCAGGCGAAAGCTTGGCTGCAGCTGAAGCCGTAGACGCTCTCGCTGAATTGAACCGCATGATTGGCGGTTGGGGCACTGAGGGCCTACTAATCTACAAGACCACGCGAGACAGCCTGACGCTGGTCCCTGGAACGGCATCTTACACGATGGGCACGAGTGGTACGTTCAACACCGCGCGCCCGCAGCAGATCGTTGAAGTACTCGTGAGAGATGAGACCGTCACGCCAGCGGTTGAGTACCCGGTCAATATGCTATCCACGTCTGATTGGGCTGCGATCACTCAAAAAGACTCATCTGCAGCCTATCCAACCGACATGCAAGACGACGGCGGGTATCCTTACCGCACGCTGACATTCTTTCCGAAGCCTTCGGTCGCGCACAAGATCATTACATTTAGTCTCAAACCCCTCACTGAAATCGCCACACTCGACACGTCAGTCTCGGTGCCGCCTGGTTACGAAGAAGCGCTGATCTACAATCTCGCAATTCGCTTAGCGCCTGAGTACGGAAAGGCCGTGCCAGACGCGGTGAATATCATCGCCATTGAGAGCAAAGCGGGCTTAAAGCGAATGAACCGTCAGCCGAGCCTACTGCAAGTAGACGACGCGCTTCTAGTAGTCGGTAGACAGTTCAACATCTACACAGGAGGCAGCTAGTGCGCTTTCCTGGCTTCATCGGCCCTAGCTACACGCTCCAATCGGTCAACGTAGATTGTCAGCGCTGCGTGAATCTTTTCCCTGAGATCAATGAGCTAGGCACAGGAAAAGAGCGCGAAGTCGCGGCACTCGTGCCCACACCTGGCTTGCGCCTACTCGTTACGCTTCCGACAAGCCCGGTGCGCGGGGTGTGGCGCGCGAGTAATGATGAGATCTTCGCTGTGGGCGGTTCTAAATTTTACCGCGTTTCAAGTGCATGGGTTGCAACAGAGCTAGGAACGCTCAACACGAGTACCGGGCCTGTCTCAATGGCGGACAACGGCACTTTCGTTGTGATCGTCGACGGTTCAGACGGCTGGACATGGAACATCGACACGGACTCATTCACGGAGATATCTGACTCCGAGTTTTTTCCTGCTGATCAAGTCACTTATCAAGACGGTTTTTTCGTGTTCAACAAATCTGGCACTGATTTCTTCTTTTTCGTTGACGATGCCGCGCTCGATATTGATGGGCTAGACATCACGGCAGCAGAAGGACTCGCTGACCCCCTCGTGGGACTTGTGAGCCAAGATCAGAAGCTCTATTTGTTCGGCAAACAATCCACCGAGGTATTTTACAATACGGGCGACGGAAATAACCCGTTTCAGCGCATTGATGGCGCTCTGATTTCTACGGGATGTGCGGCGGCCTTCTCTATTGCTCGCATCGGCGGTTCGATCTACTGGCTGGGCGGCGATGAAACTGGAAGCGGCATCATCTACCGCACGCAAGGATATCAAGCTCAGCGCATCTCGACACCCGCCATCGAGGGCGTGATCAGAGCGCTTGACGTTTCAGACCTAGCCGACGCTCGCGGATGGACCTACCAGCAAGGCGGTCATCTGTTCTACTGTTTGAATCTCCCTGGCGCTAACTCAACTTGGGTCTACGACGCTTCCACGCAGATGTGGCATGAGCGAACTTATATCGGAACGTTCGGATCTGAGCGCCACAGAGCTGACTGTCACGCGGTCGCTCACGGTGAGAATGTCGTGGGTGATTACGAAAGCGGAAAACTTTACGCGCTCGATACTGACACTTACACCGACAACTCAACATTTATTGAGCGCATTCGGACAAGTCCACACTTCGCTCAAGGAATGGTCCGCATCTTTCACAATAGCTTTCAACTCGATATGGAAACGGGCGTCGGTCTGGACGGCGCTAGTTCAACTCAGGGCGCAGACCCGCAAGTCATGCTCCAGTGGAGTAACGACGGCGGGCATACATGGAGCAATGAAGCATGGACCGATGCGGGTGTTATAGGCGCGACGAGTGTGCGTGTCATCTGGCGCAGACTTGGGTCAGCGCGCGACCGTGTGTACCGCGTGAAGATCACGGACCCGGTCAAGGTCGTATTGATCGGCGCTGAGCTTGGCGTTGAAGTGGGGGCCGCCTAATGGCGAATGATCTCCCTCCAGTGCCGATATCCGCACCGATGACTGATGGAAGCGGTAGGGCTGCAAGTGTGTGGTCGGAGTGGTTTCGCAAGCTCTCAGGCTTTAGCGATAAGTCTGCGAATGGCTACCAGCGCTTGCCGGGCGGCGTGACTCTGCAATGGGGCGTGACTGCGTCGCTCAACTCTGGAACGTCCACAGCGATTACGTTTCCACTCGCTTTCTCGACGAGTTGTCTAGCCGTGTTTCTCACACCTAAAAATAACAGCGCTGTTGCGACCACTGCCACGGGTCAAGGCGGTACTGGCAATTACAGCGTGACAGGGTTTGACCTTTATAACCGCGCGAGTGTCGCGCTGACATTTAACTGGTTTGCGATTGGGCACTAGGAGGGTGATTCAATGTTTGGATTAGATGACATTGTAGGCGGATTCATTAACGGCGGCGCATCTAGAAAAGCCGCAGCCATTCAGGGCGATGCTCACCGCGATGCGATGGCAGCACAAGAGCGCATGTACAATCAACAGCGTAGTGACACCGCATCTTGGCGGGACGCCGGTAGCAGAGCCATTGCTGGAATGGAAAATCCAGACTTTCAGCGCGACTTCACGGCCTCCGATTTCCAAGCAGATCCAGGCTACGCATTCAGAATGCAGCAAGGTCAGAAGGCACTTGAGCGCTCGAAAGCTTCCAGGGGTCTCATGAATAGCGGCGGAACTCTCAAAGCTCTCACCGAGTACGGTCAGGGTATGGGCGCGCAGGAATATCAGAACGCTTACAACCGTTTCAACTCTGACCGCGACCGTCGCTTCGGACGTTTAAGCACGATCTCAGGCCAAGGTTTGCAGGCTACCGACATGATTGGAAGAGCTGGTCAGCACTATGCCGATCAATACGGCGCTCATCGCGTAGGCGCGGGAGAAGCCGACTCAGGCGGTGAAATGGGTCTAGCGAACGCATGGAAGCAAGGCATCGGCGGGGCGATCAAAGGCGTCGGAGAAGCGGCTAGTATGATGGCTGGCATGCCACCAGGGATGATGGGCGGAGGTGGAGGATCTGACTTCTCCAAGGCCGATGGACAAGGCGGAGGAATCACCGAGAAAGAGCCAGGATTCTGGATGAAGCTAAGCCAAATAGCGCAGCAAGGGCGGAAATAACCAATGGCAAACCTAAGCGCACTCTCAAGCATCCTAGCCCCTCAAGTTGAACAGTCAAAGAGCATCACGGACTACATGAAAGACGGCATGTCCATGCGGCAGCTCGCGATGCAGAACCAAGCTGGCGAGCAGAAGCTTGCGGAAGATGATCGCAACCGCAAGATGAGCGCTCAAATCGAAGCGATGGATTACTTAGCTACGCTTCCACCTGAGCAGCGCCCTAGTGAATTTATGAAAGTTCAAGATGGTTTGATCCAACAAGGCGTGTTGCCTCGCGAGCAAGCCCTGCCCGAGTATGTCGGCGATCAGGCGTTCAACAACATGCATGCGCGGCTCAAGCAGTCACCAATGTATTTGGAGCGGCAGCAAGCTGCTGCAAAGAATAGACTTCTGAATGCTCAAGCTGACGCGGCGGTGCCAAATGCAGAGATGGATCGCGCCGTTCAGCGCTCGATTATCAATAAGAACGAAGCGGACGCAGCTAAAGAACGTAAGCAAGCATCTGGAAAGATACTGCCTGCTGGAGAGGCTTCTAAAATTGGAAACTTTCTAGGGGCTGTCGATGCATCGACCAAGATTGAAAACTTGGGCGGTAGTTCGTCACTTCCTACTGGAAAATGGGAAGCCGCGAAAGATTGGATTAAGTCCACTTTTGATACTCAAGATCAGGGGCGTGCGAAGTCTTTGGCTGACATTGCAACTCAAAGAAACGAGATCATGAGCAGAATTGCCGGTGCAAACGTTACACCGGACGAAAAGAGCAGAATACTTGAGGGCATTCCAACAAACTCAGACGCGCCAGCGTCATTCGCTGGTAAGGGCCAAAGCACAACAGATCAGCTTTTAGGAAAGGCCCAATCTGAAATCGAAGCATTGGCTGCAGCTGGCTACGACGTTACCGAACTCAATAATAAACTCGCCGAACGCAGACAACTTATCGCATCGGCGCGCTCAGGCCGTACACCCAAGCAAGACGGATCAGGCGGACTCATCCAATCAGCACAGGCCAATGAAACGCCAAAGGTTGAGGCGCCAAACAAACTCACCCGAGTCGTCGGCGGAGTCAACTACGTCAAGGTCAATGGCGGCTGGAAGCGGGCCAAATGAGCAAGGACTTCATTTCAGATGACGAGATGAACGCGATGGAGAAGCCAAGCCAGGCTTCCGCTGATTTTATCTCGGATGACGACATGGAGAAGATGGCAAAGCCTCAATATAAACAGCCCATAGGCCCTGATCAGGCTGGCGCATTTGACCGTTTCAAAGAGCGCGTACAAGACCCGGAACGTTGGAAGGCCATCCTCACTGGAAAGGGCGCGTACGCACCCGATGTCGTACAGGGTGACGCTCCACTCATTATGCCTGGCGGAGCAATACCCAAGCTCACCAGAGCCGCGACTGCCATTGCAGAGGCGCAAGGCATTGGAGCGGCGCTCGGTCGTACTGCGCTGAGCGCCGGACAAGGCGCAGTGATGTCTGCTCTTGATGGCAAGGAAGGCGAGTCAGCGTCAGACAAGATCGCCCGCGCGAAGAGCGGCGCCAAGCTATCTGGAGGAATTCAGCTCGCTGCAGAGTCGCTGCCTTACGTCGGTAAGTTCGTTAAAGCTGCTGGAGTAAAGATTGGCAGCGCGCTGACTGGTGTCTCAGATGACATCATCAAAACGTATGCAGATAAGACCGACGAAGTAAATAATATGATCAAAAGCAGCGGCGGAGATATGACCCAAGCTGCAGATCAAGTGCGCACTGAAGTGTCGTCGGGAATTCAATCTCACAAGGCTAAACTAAATGGGCAGATATCTGCGGAACTTAAAAATGCTCCTCAAGAGCGTGTCCACTCCATTCAACCGATTATAGAACGCCTTGAAGCGGCCAAATCAAAGCTGAATCCGAATTTTAAGGCTGCTGCTATATCAGACATAGATGAAATGATTGCGGCAGTTAAAGCCAACGCACCTGATGGCATGACTAATCTTCAGGGGCTTTATGAAACAAAACAATTTCTCAACGAAGGCGCCAAGTCAGCATATACCAAGGGCGGTCAGATATTCACTCGCGCAAGTGAGGCAGCACGCGCCGCAAAAGATGCATCAACTGATGCGCGCGAAATATTGAAGCCAGCATCAGAAGTAATCGCGCAAGCGGATAACCAGCTCGCATCGCTTCATAGAATCGAATCTAAACTCAATAAAAACCTACTCAAAGCCGGTGCTCCAGATTCGGCATTATTCGCTGCTGGAAGCGGCGGAAATAAGCGCAATGAGGCGATGTTAAAACTTCTGGGCGAGAAGTCCGGTGTTGATGCATTAGGAAAGGCCAAGCAGCTCGCAGCAGCTAGATCATTCGCAAATCCAAGCATCATGCCGACAGACGCGACTGGCAAGGCCGTTGGTCGCATCATAGTTGGATCAGGTGTCGGTGGAGCTATCGCAGGTCCAGTAGGTGCCGCTGTCGGCGGAGCGCTCGCTAGTCCAATGACTCTGAAAGCTGGGATAAACCTCGCTAGCTGGGGAAGTCAGATAGCGGCCAAGGTTCCTTCCTTCGCAAAGTTTGCGCGTGAGAACCCAGTGGCAGCGCAAGCCGTTATTCAACTCACGGCTGGACAAATCAGAAACGCCAACGCTCCGGCGCCTGAGATTACTCCAGAGGTAGAGGAGTACATCCGCGAGAACAGAGATCTACTGGAGAACGTTCAAGATCCAGACACCAAAGAAGCTCTTTCAAAGAAATCGAATCGCACACCCGCCAAGCGCCCTCAACACTTCGCCAACGGTGGAGAAGTAAAAACTCTAGGCCAGATCATAGGCTACCCCGGCGAGAAGCCAGCGCCTAAGCAGCCAAAAAAATACGCCCACGGCGGCGGGCCTGTTCCTGGAATAGCTACGGTCAGCGGCGATAGCGACAAAAACGACACTGTTCAGGCGATGCTAAGCCCTGGCGAGATCGTGCTGCCTCGCTCTGTCACGATGGCTAAGAACGCGCCGGAAGCGGCGGCTAAGTTCGTTGCCGATCATTTAAAGAACCAAGGCGCACCCGCCGTAGGTTTCGACAAGTTCGCTCAAGATGGCGCGAGCAAACTCGGCATTTCCGGCGCCGCACTCGATGCAGTCATGCAGGACAAGCGCGCAAAGCAGCTTCTCATCGAAGCGTCTGACCTATCTCCTAACAGCGCTGGATTTAAGCGCATACGCGAACAACTTCAGAAAGGTTGGGGTGTGAAATGAATTTACTCCCAGTATTGAGACAGCGCTATTTAGACTCAGACGGCGATCCGCTCGCTGGAGGTAAGATCTACGCTTACGCGGCTGGGACTACAACCCCACAGGCTACGTACACGGACAGCGCTGGCGGTACGCCAAACGCTAACCCCGTCATCTTGGATGCGAACGGCGAGGCAGCCGTGTGGGCCGATCCTGAGTTATCTTACAAGTTTGTGCTCAAAGACTCTAGCGACGTGACTCAGTGGACGGTTGACAACGTCATCGGCCAAAGCGCTGTTGATGCCGTTGGTCCTACATCTATTCAAGATGAAGCGATTGAATCTGAGCACTTATCGACTAAGGCTATCCATGAGCAGACGCAAGACACAACGCCAGCCAAGGAAGATGAGGTCATCACATACGACACAAGCGCAGCGGCTCTCAAGCGCGTGACGTTAGACGACATCATTAACCTAATCACGCCTACTGGCATCTGGGCACCTTACTCTGGCACAACCGCTCCGGGCGGATGGGTCATGATGTCTAACCGTACAATCGGTAGCGCCGCTTCCAGCGCAACTGAGCGCGCTAATGCTGACACATCAGACCTGTACGTGCTCCTTTGGAATAGCTACACCAACACCGAGCTAGTGATTCAAGATAGCGCTGGATCAAACACCACACGAGGCGCGAACGCCGCAGCTGACTTCGCTGCCAATAAGCGAATGCCGTTACCAGACATGCGCGGGCGCATTGTAGCAGGTAAAGACGACATGGGCGGGTCTGCCGCAAGCAGACTCACTAATAGCGCGAACGGTTTTGGGACAAGTGCTGCAACACTCGGTGCAGTGGGCGGCAGTCAGTCGCATACGCTGACCACAGCGCAACTTGCGTCGCACTCTCACGGCTGGGCCTATAGACTCACAGCATTCACAGAGGGCGGCGGTAACACCGCAAACATGCAACGCGCTGATGTTGCCAATGACACCGGTAGCGTAAGCGTGTCCACAACCGGCAGCGATACGGCCCACAACAACGTACAGCCCACGATGATCGCTAACTGGATCATCAAACTTTAAGAGGAACCGCATGACACTTTCAGAAAAACTCATCACATGGACAATGGTCGGACTCTTCTTGGTCGCTGTCTCTGGCTGCTCATCTGCGCGAGTACTCGTGCAAGACTGCCAAGAGCTAGAGGGAATGCCTGGTCAACTTAACTGCGAATTGATTCGCGAGATGTAAGGCCACGGAGGGCCACGCCATGAGCGAGCTACAACAAATGATCAGCTGGGGATTTCAGGCGCTACTACTGGGCGTTGCTGCTTACGCCGTGAGTACGATGCGGTCGCTCAAAAATAGCGTAGACGCGCTCAATCTGAACGTTGCTGTGCTCATCTCTAAAAATGAAGGACATGAAAAAGAATTCGACCGGGTTAACTCGCGCCTGGATCGACTGGAAACACGCGAGAACTAAGGAGCTAAATATGGAAAAAGCATTTGACCCGGCAGCATTACTGGAAAAGGTAAAAGGAAACGGACTCGTTGTCGCTGAAGCGGGCGCAGAAGCGCTTGCTCTGGGCGTATTTGAATGGCTTGAAGAGTCATTTGCACTCTCTGAGAATAAGTATGACGACATGCTGGGCGCTGCTCTGCTCCCTGCCATTAAGGCCAAAGCTTTTGAAGCCATCAATAAAGTAGACGGCATCGAGGGATAGACCATGCTTGCCAAGTTCTTTGGAACTGTCCTCGCCTACTTGCTGCCGTCGCTATTGGATTGGCTGAAAAGCCAAGTCGAGGCTTATCGCGTGCGCAAAGAAACGCGAGAACGGAGTCAGCAGGCTAATCAGGCCGCCAGAGAACAGACCGAAGCTGCCACAACACCAGAGGAGCGAGAGCGTGCGAGCGCGAACATTATCAATAAGTTCTAAAGCCCTCTTGCTCCTCTGCGGCGCTGGCTGTGTCGGCATGCCCAAGAAGCCTGTGCTTTTCATGTGCCAGCTAGACCTACCCGCTGAGCAGGGCATCTGCGGCAACACGCAAGGTGAGACTGAATTGCGTAAGGCCATAGGCGCGCTCGATCCGCTCATGGCAACGCCCGTATGCCCAGAGGACAAGAGTACGCTGCCTCAAGGTGTCATCTGCCGTGAGCCTTTATCGAATCTCGATAAGGCCACAATGTTCGCTCCGCCTGAGTGGATGAAGGCGCAAAACTACATTGACCAGCTTGAAGCTTGGGGCAAGGAGAAGTGTAAATGAACTTCTCCGAAGCTGTAGAAATCATCCTTGAGCACGAGGGCGATTACACAAATAATCCAAAGGACCCCGGCGGAGAAACAAGATACGGAATTTCAAAGCGCGCCTACCCTACAGTTGACATTCGCGCGCTGACCAAGATGCAGGCCGTTGCCATTTACAAGGCCGATTTCTGGGACAAGCTGCGCATTGGCGAGATGCCCGCTGACATCCGGCTTTCGTTCTTTGACTGCGCAGTGAACCAAGGGCCGCATGCGGCAGCGACCTGGCTGCAACAGTGCGCGCTTGTAGATGTTGACGGCGTCATCGGGCCTAAGACGCTTGAAGCGTTGGCTGAGTGTGACGTAGGGAGACTACGCGCCAAGTTCTTCATCCGGCGCATGCGCGGGTACATCGAGGCTAAAGGTTGGCCGACGTTCGGCAAGGGTTGGGCGATGCGACTCCTCAAGGTGGCGCTCGCATGAGGGGGCGTACGACTCAGAGGCAGAGCGGCTGCGCGGGCAACGGAGGAATGCCTGTAGTTGGTACAGTTGCACACGGATGTGCTCGCTTAATGGACAGCGGACGCTGGTTCGATTCCAGCCGCCCCCAATCTTTAAATGAATTTAACCGTAAACATGGAGGAAACGCATGAGCACAGATAACGTTGCAAATCCGATCACCCTGAACTCAATCACCGTGGAAGTCACGCCGGTTCTCGACACTAGCGAATACGCCGATGGCGACACGCTCGGGGCACCTTTCGCAATAGCTGGCGCCTGTCGCAGAGAGGGTCTAGACGTCGTGCTCGCTGACGTAACTGTGCTCGACAAGGCCAAGCAGTCTACTGCGATTGACATCATGTTCTTTCGATCACTTCCGACGGTCGCTTCTGCTGATAATGCAGCCATCAACATCAGTGACGCTGAGATGGAAAAGTGCATAGGCGGCGTCTCTATCGCGGCGGCAGACTTCAAAGCCCTGTCAGCCAGCAGCTACGCAAACCCTGCGCCGTTCAACAAGCTCCTCAGCCCGGCTGCAAATTCTACGGTCCTATACGGTCAGCTTGTTTGCCGAAGCGGAACGCCAACGTATGCCGCTAGCTCACTGGTTATCAAATTCAAGTTTCTTCAAGACTGATGACATACGTCTACATACTCATAGGAGCACTGATCATTATGGCATTCTTCAGAGGTTCACGACTTGCGATAATCGGTCAGCAGGTAACACCGCCAAGCTCACTCACATACGGAACGAACCCGGCGAGTTATCCGAGGGCATCGGCCATAACAACTAATTCACCATCAAGTTCTGGCGGTGCGGTAGCGTCTTACTCCATATCTCCCGCACTCCCCACGGGCCTGTCATTTAACACATTAACGGGCGCGATAACGGGCACGCCTACAGTCACAACCGCTTCAGCAGTTTACACGGTGACAGCGACGAATGCTGGGGGCAATACGACTTGTGATGTGACCGTAGCCGTAACGGCGGTATCTGAAAACGTGGTGTGGGCAAGCCTCGTCAACACAACTGCGGCTGGCAATCAGCTGGACAAGACCAGCGGCGCCGACGGTTGGAACGCTGGGGCTATTTCAACTCAGAGTATTCCCGCTACTGGCGGGTTTATGTCGTTCAAGTATGGAAACGTTGCTGGAACAGACTTGGTCTGTGGTTTGGGCATTGGAAACACTGACGCATCTAACACCGATGTCAATTTCGGTATATACGTCCACAACTTTGGCGGAACTCCTGTCACTATGGGCGTAATGGAAGGCGGCACCGAAAGAAATATCGGTGGAAATGCTGGGGGCGGCTTTTACTTTGACGGTCTGTCCGCTGACAGCGTTTACCGCATCGAAGTGAGCAACACAGGCGCAGTCAGATACTATATTGACGACGTGTTTAAATTCATTTCAGCCGGTACCGCGACGTTCCCCGTTGTTGTCGATTGCTCTATTTATCGCGCTATTGGCGGCAGAGTCACTGACGTCATTATCAACTACTAGAGGAGTCCCATGCTTCACAAATTTCAAATATTCGGCGTGGTGACAGTGGCAACATCAGGTGTGCGCCAGCGATTTACGACTGATGAATCAATCATCGTGTCAGCGGTCTATGTTGAGTCGGACAACTTGAACACGGGCTACACGTTTGTGGGTGACTCAAGCGTGACAACGGCTAACGGCGCACAATTGAATGGAGTGACGGGCATTACTATTGATGGCAGCATGTTCGGTCATCCACACGGCACTAAGTTCATGTTGGCTGACCTCTATGCAGATACTGCTAGCAATGGTAATAAACTTCGCGTCTTCATCGCGAAAGAGCGTGGGGCATGATCAGGAAGAATCAAGCAGTCGGAAGCGTATCGGCGCCTAACTCGTTCACTACTATTCAAACCACTTCTGGAACCAGCCCCGTTGCCGATTCAAGCTCCGACACGCTGACATTGACAGCTGGAGCGGGCATCACCGTCACGGGTGATTCAGCGACAGATACCGTAACGATTGCGGCGACTGAGCCTGGAAACACCGCACATCTGGCCGACGCGGCAGATGCTCACGCAGCTTCAGCCATCACGAATACACCTTCTGGCAACCTCGCTGCTACCACTGTTCAAGCGGCGTTGAACGAACTGCAAACCGACGTAGACGGAAGGGTGAGCAGCGTCACCGGAACCTCACCTATCGTTAGTTCAGGCGGCACCACACCTGCCATCTCGCTTGACGCTGAAACACTCTTAGATACCACGCTCAGCCCAAGAAATTATTTTTACGTTAAAGATGACTGGATTACTGGCGGAGCGTCTGGAGAATGTAACTGGAGTTCATCCAATGTCTCAACCACTGCACCGCTCTATAAAAACCCTGGCATTGTTTCAATCTCTACTACGACATCATCGACCGGATCTGGCAGAATTTGGGGACAGTCGGCGGTTCCAAATCATAGACTTGGCGCTGGTCGGACCGCTTACGAGACTGTCGTATGCTTAGAAGCGTTGTCGGATGGAACTGAAACTTATTCACTCATTGCGGGCATCACATCAAGCGCCAGCTATACCCCGAGCGATGGCATTGGATTTCGATATCAACATGCGACAAACAGCGGTTATTGGCAGGGGTTCACTGCA